TTCGGGGGTAGTGCCGAAGTCTTGTCCGTAGAGGAACTGGTCATCGTTTTCGTTGTCTGCTTCCGTGGCATACCGATTTCCTTCATTGTGTTTATCGACAAGCGTCATCAGTTCGTGGTGAGCCTTGAGTGACGCCGCGTATTCTTCGGGTGTGCTGTAGGACAGCAGGGGTCCCCCAGCGTGAACTGGGAGATTGCTTGGGTTATTCATATTGGTTGTCCCAGAACTCCACTGCGATCTCCTTACCGAAGCCGATCAGGATCAGCAGGGCACAGAGAGGCAGCAGGGCGTAGTTTACGAGAAACCAAGGGATCAGCCGTCGGGCGATTGTGAGGTTTGATGCGCGATCATTCATTAGTGTGTCTCTTTCCAGTTGTTTCCGATATTCATGTCGCCATCGAGGGCCACACGGATGTTGAAGTAGGCACCGGCTTTCTTGATGCATTCGATGGACAAGAGACCGACTTCTTCGGCGATCTCTTCATCGACTTCGTATTGGTGTTCGTCATGGATGTTGGCGACCACTTGGCAGCGATCCTTCCAGCCACGAGCCTGTAGCTCCCGTTCCATTTCCACGGCCCAACGCTTGCACACTAGGGCACCCGCTGATTGCAGCAGGGTGTTGAGGGCAGCGTGTTGGTGGCGGATGTTCAGGATGCGTCCGTCGAGACCAACGAGATATCCTCGCTTGGCAGCTCTCGACACACCCTTGATCAGCTTGGCGAGTGCCGGTGTCTGATCTAGGAAGCGTTGTTTGAGTTCGCCGCCAACCTTCTGACCAGCGCCTACAATCGATCCGATCTTGGCGTTACCTGCGCCATAGAGGAAGGCGTAGATGAAGGTCTTCGCTTGGTTGCGTTCAGTGAGGCCAGCAGCGTTCATGTTGACCGTGTGGATGTCACCGTCGATGACTGTGCGTCCGTACTCCCCGTTGTCGAATGGTGCCATGAAGTGGGCAAGCATACGAAGCTCGAGGCCTGAGACGTCAACACCAACCAGCTTCTTACCCTTCGGTACGGTCCAGAGGGCACGACACTCTGCGCCAAAAGGCTTCAAAGGTGTTGGGGTCTGGGCGACGTTAGGGTAGTTGTGGGTCATGCGGCCTGTGACTGCGCCGTTGGTTACGACACTGCCGTGCATCCGTCCTGTCTTCTCATTGAAGAGGTTGAGCCAAGAGTTCCTGCCCTCAGCCACCTGACCTATGCGCTTCTGCAGCATCAGGTAATAGGCGATCTGTTGGGCTTCGGGATATGGGAGGCTACCTAGGATTTCGTCATCGATCTTAGGTTGACCGTTGGATGTGAACTCGGATGGTTTCCACCCACGGACCTTCATAAGGCGATCCGCGATGTGTGCCCGAGAGCCGGGATTGAAGACGTTCATCTTCATCTTGTTGTAACTCTCACCGGCCACAGTGTTGCGACGGTTGGGGTCTTTGAAGTTCATCGTGCGTTTAGGCGTGACGACCCTGTCGAGGCTCTCCCAAGGTTCGAACAGGTCACCGAGTTTGCTCTCGATCTCTGCACGTTCCTCTTGGAGTGTCCTCAGAAGGTCGAGGGCCGCTGGTTGGTTGAACATGAAGCCGTGAGCGATCTGCTCGTTGACGATGAAGGCAACTTGATGCTCGAGTTCCACAGCGCGGGGATCGACATTCTTGCTCTCGATCAACTCGAGGAATGCCAGAGTGACCGCGACGTCTTGGACGCAGTAGTCCTGCATCTCTTGGTTCCAGTTGGCCCAAGGATCAAGACCAGCGGCCTTCATGTCTGCGGAGTAGTCACCCTTCCACTTGCCGAGGCGTAAGCCCCATGCTTCGAGAGAGTGCCGACCGCGCATCTTAGGAGGAAGACCGTGTGTACCACCGCTGTTCTGGTAGATGGCAACAGCCTTGGCATCACGATCCATGAGGTCGGACCAGATGAGGCGGGACATGATCAGGGTGTCGAACACCTTGGTCTGATCGGGGGTGAACCAAGGGTAGATGATTTGGATCGCAGGAATATCGAAGCCGATGATGTTGTGACCGATGATCTGGTCAGCTTCCATGAGCATCTGGAGGCCACGCGCAATCGTGAGCGGGTGGTTGAGGGCGTCCCCGTGACAAGCGGAGAAGACTTTCCCCGTATCAACGTCAGTCAACACGAGGGAGTGGATGGTGTTCATGGTGTCTAGGAGACCGTTAGTCTCGATGTCGAAAGCATAACGTGGCATATGTATCTCCTAGATATGGGAAGTATTGTTTAAGCTGGGGATGCCTCCAGTGAATACCGGACGTACTTCTGGTTCGTCACAGGGTGGAACTTTGGTGTGGAGACGATATGCTCACCGTCAGCCCGCAGTTCGTTGATGCGCTTCGTCAGGGAGGCGATGGAGTATTCGATCATTGCTTCACGCACTGTGATCGACCCTGCCGTTCTGAGGTGCTTCATGATCTTGTGGTTCTGTGTCATGCCATTGCTCTTTCTCCACCCGCTGTGTTCGAGTGACTGTGCGGCCTTGTGCGCTATGCGGTAGGCCGGTGTGATTGTTGGATTGGTACTTGCCTCCAAGCAAAGCCTCTCGGCCTGCTCGAAGATTTCATCGGGATCAGTATTCATCCTGAGTGCCCCCTTGAGCGGTGAACCCGTGTGATGAGGCGTCCTGTAGGCGTCCTGTGAGGGGACCGTAGGTTAGCATACCAGCCTCTCCAGTTTCACCAGAGAAGCGGTTCTTGAGTACACGCAGGGTTGTCTCGTTGCGTGTGTCTTCGTCTTGCTGGTCACGCTCCATGCCGATCACGAAGTCCGCGAGTTGGGCGATGGAGTGGGAACCGCGTAGCTGAGAGAGGGACGTTGTCGCTCCTTGCTCGTGTCCACGGTCGCCCGAGGGACGCTTGAGGTGCGAGATGACGAACAGGCCGATCCCGAGTTCCTCCACAAGGGAGCGGAGCTTGGTCATCAGCATGTCGATCAGCTTGCGCTCATCTAGGTTGGTGTCGTTGGCCTCTGCGTCACTGACAGCGATGCTTAGGTGATCGAGAGTAATGAAGTCACAGCCACAGCCAACAGCCAGATAACGCACCCGATCAAGGAGGTTACTAGCAGAAGTAGACCCAAAGTGGTCGTAGAGCCATAGACGCCCGCTTCCAGTTGTTTCGGTGAAGGCTTCATGGAGTTGATCCTCTGTTACACCCTCACGGCTTATGTGGAGTGGTTTGTTAAGATAGAGACCCATGTAACCAAGAGCCGTGCGATCCACGTTCTCTTCGAGCATGAGGTTGCCTACGGTCAGCCCTTGTTTCAGGAGATGGAAGTTGATCTCCCTGACGACTGCTGACTTACCGACCCCTGAGCCTGCTGTGAGAACCACGAGTTCCCCCTTACGTGCGCCCAAGGTCTTCGCTTGAAGAGCAGGCCAAGGGTACTCGAAGGAGTTGTTCTCCTTTGGTTTTCTCACGCGCTCCCAGAGATCGGCAGCGTTGATGATGCCGTCAGGGCGGTAGGGCTTGGCATCCCACATAGCGGAGACGACAGCTTTACCCTCACCCTTCTGGAGGCATTCGTTGGGGTCCTTGAAGGGTAGCTCGGCGATGAACGCCTGACCGGGTTTACAGAGTGCAGCACAGGCAAGTGAAGCAGTACGGCCAGCCTCATCCATGTCGAACATGAAGACGACCTTTTCGAAGGACGTTACAAACTCGAGTGAGTGTTTGATGGCCGAAGCCGCCGACTTGCCTGTCAGGTTGGTCCCGTTGGGTAGGGAGACGACCGGCCACTTGTTACCTTGGAGTTGGCTGACGGTCATACAATCGATCTCACCCTCGGTGATCACGAGCATCTTTCCGTTGCCTTTCCAGAGGTGTTCACCCCAAAGTCCGGGCTTCTGTTCACCGAGGTGCTTGAAGTCCTTGTCGGGGTAGCGAACCTTCTGAGAGATGATCACGCCATCCCTCTTGAAGCTGGCGATCTGTACGGTGTTGCCCTTCCAGTCTATGCTGATTGAGTAGCCAAACTTCTTGCAGGTCTCTTCGGTCAGTCTGCGCTTCCCGAGGGCACGGAACTCACC